GGACTTTGCCCGAATTCTCATGGGCCTGGGCGAGCTCGGGTACGGGTGGGCGTACCGAGTTCTGGACGCGCGCTGGTTCGGAGTGCCCCAGCGTCGCCGTCGCGTGTTCATTGTCGGCTGTCTTGGAGACCAGGCCCGTGCCCAGGCGGTACTGGCTGTCTGCGAGAGCTGCGGCGGGCATCCTGCGCCGCGCCGAAAAACGCGGCAAGACCTTGCCCCCACGCTTGATGACGGCGCTCGAGGCACTAGCCTCGACCTCCCCATGCTGAGCGACGCTGAGCCTAATGGCCTCGCGCGACCTCTGGTCGCGCGCGAGTCGGGCTACCGCATGGACCTAGAGACCGAGAACTTCCTGGTCGCCAATGCCGTGCGCGCGAGCGAGGGTCACCACGGCCATTCGTCTGGCCGTGGTGACGGTGCCGACAACCTCGTGGTCGCGAGCACGCTGAGCGGTGGCGGGCACCCCGGCTCGAACCTGCCCGGTCGCCACAAGGAGGATGACGAGAACCTTGTGCTAGCCGATCCGATCTCGGCCCACGAGGGCAAGACCTACACCCACGAGGGCAGGAACAACTTCCGCCTGCACAACGTGGTCGCTTATGACGATCGCAACCAGCACGTGGATGGCCAGCATCAGACGCTGCGACCAGCAGGACTCCAGCGTTCAGACGTGGTCGCCTTCGACTGGCAGCAACCCGGCGACGCACGCTATCGACCCGTGCGCGCGGGCGACTATACCGGCGCGCTCAGCGAGACACGAGTCGATGCGGTCAGCTACAGCGCCGGCGTGCGACGGCTCACGCCGCGGGAGTGCAATCGCCTCCAGGGCTTCCCCGACGACTGGGACCGCTACGGCGCCGACGGCAAGGAGATCGCCGACAGCCACCGCTACCGTTGCATGGGCAACGCCGTGTGCGTCCCAGTGGCCGAGTGGCTGGGCCATCGCCTGATCGCCGTGGACGCTTGCTAGAGATATGAACTATTCTGACTAGCAAAGATGGGCGCGATCGAACAGGCCCTCGCTGAGTTCAGACCGGCGTGTCTGCTCGCCCTCTTTTCGGGTGGGCACGACTCGGTAACCTCAACGCACCTCGCAGCGCAACACCCGATGTTTCGGGCCGTTGTCCACGTCAATACGGGCATCGGCATCGAGCAGACGCGCGAGTACGTGCGCCAGGTCTGTCGCGACCAGGGATGGCCACTGATCGAGGAGTGTGCGCCGTCAGGCTGGTATGACCAGAACTGCCTCAGCGCAGGGATGCCCGGCGGCCCGGCTCAGCACGGCATCATGTATCAGCGACTCAAGGACGATCAGGTACGAGCCGTGGTGCGTCGCTTCAAACGCCGTAAGGGTGACACCGTGGGGCTTGTGACCGGCGTCAGAAAGTCCGAATCTGAGCGTCGGATGCGCATCCACCCTGAGCCCGTGATCCGCGAGCGTGCGCAACTCTGGATCAACCCAATCCTCAACTGGACCGCTAGCGACGTGAACGACTACATGGCCCAGGTCGGCCTACCGCGCAACCCCGTGGTGGACAATCTCCACCGCTCAGGGGAATGCCTGTGCGGCGCGCTCGCCGATCCTGACGAACTGGACTGGATCGCCTACTGGTATCCCGACGTCGCCGCTCGCATCAGGTCGCTCGAGCAGCAGTGCTTCGAGCGCAAACTGCCATATCGCTGGGGCACGAAGGCATCGCAGCCGTTCGACCCAGCGCAGCCAATGTTGCCGCTCTGCCAGGATTGCCCCACCCGCTGGGCTGCTTGATTTATAAGGGCTGGCCGAACGTTCCGCAGCCGGCCAACCCCCTGCCTGACGGCCCCGCAAGAACTCAGCCGCCAGACATCCTGATCTTAGGGAACCAGTCGCGCCACGGCCAGCGCGGCGATCAAGCCGAAGATCACCACCGGCGTCTGCGGCAGCACGCTCAGCATGCCCAGGATGGCCAGCAACAGCACGAGGATGGCGATGATGCCGCCGATGCCCAGCGTGTACGTTCCGATCTGCATCTTTCTCAGGCTCCTCCCCTACCGATGTTGCGGCGGGTGGCGCCGCAGGTACCACTCCTCGAAGTCCGGCATCTTCTGGCCGCCCGCGATCGCCGCGTCGCGGTAGTAGTCGCGTTCGTCCACCAGGTCGCCGATGCGCTCGTTTTTGCTGGCCACCAGCAGTTTGATGGCAAAGGTGAGCGCGCCCGCCAGGCTACCGATCAGCGCACCGATTGCCGCGAAGTCCTCGGCGCTGCTCACGCGCGCGGTCCGGGCGTAGCGGGGAAGCGCGCATTGGCGTCTTTGCCGCCATTCGGCGTGCGGCTCGGCAGCGGTGTCGGGCCGTAGGTCGGGGCCGGGACCGGCATTGCCGCGGCGACCTGGAGGACCGTGTCGTACAGTTGCACGCCCATCCATGCGCCAATCACCCCGCCGCCGGCGGTGAACAGGAAGGCCTGCACCAGCGTCGACTGGCCGAGCAGCACGAACGCCACCATAAGGCGACGCACCCATTCCCTCAGCCGCGCGTTTCGCGCCCAAACAGAAAGCCGACCGCGGAGCCGACCACCAGCAGCGCCGCTTTGCTGGCCGCCTCGTCAGTACTCGGCGATAGCACGATCCACGTCATGGCCACGATCAGCACGATGGCGATGACCGCCGTGGCGATCGTCTTGACCAGCTCGAGCCGCGAGTGGTCCACCGCACGTTACTCGTACGGCTCGAGCCCCAGATCCGCGGCGAGCTGGCTGAAACGGCCAGAGTCCCACCAGCGATTGCCGCAGCACTGGCTGCGCGAGCTCGGCGAGATGATGTTGTGTCCCATCAACGATTTAATGGACGGGTAGGTCTGCATCGCCAGCCGCGCCACGACCAGCGTGCTGGCGTACTGCTGATCGGTCACCGGTGTCGCGCCGGAGCCGTTGTCCTCGGTCTCGATGGTCACCGTCTGGTAGTTGGGATTCGCCGAGTTGCCGACGATGCTCACCCACTGGTTGCCGGGCTCGAGGATGCCGTTGGCCCACGAGCCGTCGGCGAGCTTCACGTACTGGTGCTGCTCGCCCTTGAGCCCGATGCCGTAGTGCGAGCTGACCTGGCTGGCCGGGTTCTGGAACCACGAGTCGCAACTGCTGAGCGTGCCGGCCATGGTGTGCACCACGATGGCCACCACCGGCCAGCCGGCGCGTCCGTTGTAATGATTCGGCGAGCCGATCCAGACGACGTCGACCTGCGGCGGCTCGGGCGGCAGCACGTACAACGGCTCGCGCGCTGAGATCTCCCCCTGCCAGGTGGGGTTCAGTCCGTACAGGATCGCCTCGAGCGAGTTGGCGCCAAAGTCCTGGGCCAGCCAACGGCCCTCGTTCATCGCGTTGATGCCCGCCGAGATGGCCGCCTGCTGTTCGCTCAGTTGGTTGAGCAGTTGCTCGGTGCTCGGCTCAGCCATTGGGATACAAGGGTGTTTCGGGCTGGGTGTCCAGCCCCGGCGTGAGTGCCTTCACGTAGCCGTCGACGGTGTCCGCGCCACCCGACCATCTGGCCTCGAGCGCCGCCTTGAGCGCCGCGGACTGCAGCGATTGCTGGGCCTGCAGTTGCTGGATGGCGGACTGGATCTCTTCCTCGTTCATGGTCCTGGTCCTTTATGCAAGTTCAAAACGCTTGCTGGCCGGGTTCCAGACAATCAATGGCGCGGTCCCGGATGACTGAAAAGCACCACTGCCCCACCTCGTCGGCGGTCCCGAAGCGACGCTCTGGAACGCACCGGTATACCAGTAGACATAGCCCGTCACCACCTTGACGACAGTCACGCTGGCCGACTGTCCCTGCCCCGCAGTGACCGTGAGCAGGTAGGTCCGTGGCGCGACGATGACTGTCCACGTCAGACTGGCGAAGGTCGCCGGCGACCCCAGGCGCGTCAGGCGAACTTGTCTGAGATAACTGACCGCCTGCGCCTGGCTCGCCGACAAGGAACGCTGCAACGCGCGAGTAGCTAACCCACTGAGCAGTTGCGTCTGGACGAGTCCACGCGACAGACGTACCTGCTTGACCAGCGTCAGGACCTGCGGTTGCACAAGACTGACGAGACGGAGCAGCGAGCGAGCAACCGTCAGGGCGACGACTTGCGCCTGGCCGAGAGTCCGCGTCAGACGCGCCTGCCGGACGAGGCTCAGCGCTTCGGCCTGCACGAGCGCGCGCGTCGGACGCACCTGTTTGAGCAGAGCCAACGCTTGTCCCTGCGTCGCGTTGACCGTGCGCAGGTAGACGCGCTGTGCCGCCAGACTTAGCGACTGAGCTTGAGTCAGTGCGCGAACAAGCCGCGGTTGTTTGACGAGCGCAAGCGTCTGTACCTGCGTTGTGGCGAGCAAGCGTCCCAGCGACAGCTGGCGACCAAGAGTTTGCGCTTGCGCCAGCGATCGACGAAGCTGAGGCTGCTTGACCAGAACAGACGACTGCGTCTGAGCAATCGCTGGCAGCGCACGCTGGACACTGACTCGCAGCGTGACCGACTGCGACTGAGTCAGCTCGGTGGCAAAGTCCCAGAACCGATTGGTGTTGTACTGAGAAACGCCATCGTCCCAGTGACCAATCGGCACCGGCTAACTCCATCTGACTAGGTGAACTGTATGCGTGCCGTGAATTGGATCGAGTCACCTGAATTGAGTGCCTGGCTCAGGCCGTCGAAGATGGCGTACAACACGCCACCCGAGGGTGGGCTACCGCTGCCGGCCGCGTCGAAGACCCCCACGTTCGTGATTGTCTTGGCACCAGTGGCAGTGATGGTGCCCACGATCTGATGCGTGTCGTTCGTCTGCGTGGTGGTGAACTGCGTCGACGTGCCATTGGCGCGCGCTTCAGCGGCGGCTGTGCTGACATCAGTACTGGCCGACGAGCCGGCCGTCGCGCCAGTGCCCCAGCCGATAAAGTGCGGTTCGGCTTGCGTCGGCGTCGCGCCGAACATGCGACCGCTTAAGATGGCTTTTCCGACATTTGGGACGAGGCTCGCCACTTGAGATAGCTCTCCTTCATCTTGTGCATAACGCTGCGGTTATCGGAGTTGGCGATCGTGCCCAGGTCTTCGATTGTCCGTTCAGAACACTCGAGCGGGCACTGCGCATGGGTCGGACACGCGCGAATGACACGCGCGCTAAGGCTGGCACTGACCGGAACCTCGGAGGGCGTCACGGAGGTGGCGGCGGTGCCCCGCCTGGATCGAGCACAGCCATGATTTTCTGGACATACGCGCGCAGCTCCTTATCCTGAGCGACCAGCGTGCCGGTTGTCGGGTTGACAAAAGTATCCATGCGCAACCAGTTCTGGGCGAGCCAGCGCTGCAGGTAGGTCTGCACGTCATCGCCCAAGGCGTACAGCAGAAAGTTGCCGCTTTTACTTTTGAGCGTCATCACTCAGTGGTCCGGTGCCGCCAGGATGTGGTCTTTGTCCGCACTCAAGTAGGCCGGCTCGGTGCTGACGAGTTTGTCGTACTCGGCCGGGTCGAATAGCACAGCGACTTTGTGAGCGTTGCCAACCGCACCGCCGGAGGGTTCCATGCCGACGATCAGCCCGTCGCCGGGATCGACGTACACCACTTTGAACTGGAACGCTGTTTCAGTCATACGAGCTGCCACCTCCCCGGTCCGTCCATGCGATTGACCTGTAGCCTGACGTGTGATTCGCCCAGATTGTCCGGGTCGCTCGCCGCCACCTGGCCGCACGGACAGCCGTTCGCCGCGACGTGGTTGACGAACATCTGCTGCACGCTCACTGGCTGCGCGCCGCCGCCCACCGGGTGGGTGCTGACGCTCTCGCACACCGGGCACTGGATGACGAGGAAGTTGTGGTTCTCGGTGCCGTCCGGGTTCTGGACGTGCTTGACGGTGGCTGGATCGACGGTGCCGCCGTGCCCGAGTTCATCGTGCAGAACTTGCCACTCGGTGGCCGAAGTGAAGTCGCTGACGTAAATGCTCACGGGTTTGCCTCAACCGTTATGTAGCCTGCACCGGTCGACAGGTTCATCAACGTCGCATTGCCGGCCACCAGGCCAGATCCCACGGTGGCTGTCAGAGTCACACTGTTGGGGTTCGACACTCCCGTCGTGAGCGCGGTGCAAGCCGCATTTCCGCCTCCAGCCAGCTGACACTGAAAGGAGCCAACACTGGTGATCGTGACTGTTGGGTTGACAGCCTTCGTAGTTTTGAGCCTGACCACACCATTAGCACCCGTGGCGGCGAAGCATTGCAGCACCGCCAGATAGCCGCCCTCGCTCACTGCCGGGATCACTTCGTAGTATCTCAAGCACCTCGCCAGATCGTCGGCCGGGTGCAGCGGCACGTAGTTGGCCGCCTGCGAGCCGACCACGAGTGAGGCGTTGTCCACGTATAGCGTGCAGGAAGCGAACAACCGTAACGCGACGATTACCTGTGAGGTCGCCGCGGCAACCGGTGCAGTGACGCTGAGCGTCTGATATGTGCCGTCGCCCGTGTGAAAACTGCTCAGGCGGTAGCTATTCACCGAGTCCCAGATGCCGGCCTGCACCGCATTCGCGGTCGACGTGCGCACGCGCACGCTGAATGACAGTGTGCGCCCCTTGAGTTGCGCCAGATCCTCCAACTTTTGCTGGAGGTCGGTCGCGGCGTTGTGGGTATAGGTCATAGCCAGCGCCGCGCCACTATTGGCATCGACGTTGGTGGTGTCTCTGGTGATGCTGTAGGTCGAAGTGCCGCCCAGATTCACCAACCAACGGTCGGCCGAATACGCCACGTTTGCCGTGAACGGGCCGTTGCCGCGCTGCCAGATCTCGAAGCCCCCGTTAGAAAGTAAATTGGCACGCGCCACGTCCGGACCGAGCTTGGCGTTGGTGATCGCCCCGTCCGCAATCGGTGCCGTGCCGATGCTGCCGGCGGTCAGGTTCAGTGGCGAGCCCAGCGACACGCCCGTCGCGTCGCCGCGGATCAGTAGCGTGCCGTCGCTCTTGACGATGTTGATGGCGCGCGAGTTGGTCGCCTCGAGGTTCTGCACGCTCAGCGCGTAGTTGCTCGCGTCGTTGACCGATGTCTGCGTGATCGGCACGCCCTGGCCGGCCGTGCCGTTGAGTGAGCCGAGGACCTGGTTCAGGTTCTGGGCCTGGATCAGGTCGCCAGGATTGACACGCGTAAAGGGCATCAGGGTGCACTCCAGTGATCGTCAGTGTCGTACTTCGCGGTCGTATCGTCCCACCGCACCGGCGGCCAGGTCACCGACACCGGCGGGTCAGCCTGCAGCAGTTTCAACTGGAGCGTGGCGACGATGACCGGCTCGGCCGTGCCCTTGCCGCTTTCGCCGCGCAGGTACACCACGCGCCGCTGAACGGGCGGCAACACCAGCACGTCGTAGCCCTCGCCGAACTCGTCACGCAATTTCACGCGGCCGCTCCACTGCAACGGCTCGAGCTTCCAGTAATCATTCAGCGGCCGACTGATGTCCCGCCCGCCGAAGCGATCCACGTTGCCCTCGCCGAGCAGCACCTCGTAGGTCCGCACACGCCGCAGTGCCGGCCGCACCTGGGCGCGCAGCATCAACGCTCGCACCGCGATCGGCGCGTACGACGGGTTAGTGCCGTCCATGCACACCGCAATGCGCCGCCCAAAGAAATCATCAGCTCCCACCACGCTCGCCTGGGGCGACACGTCGGCCGTGCCGTAATCCTGCAGCGTGCCGCCATCCGCCGAGACCTGAAAATCGATCACCGATGCGCCGCCCAGCCCGTCAGCCTGCACATCGATCTGCAGCAGATCCTTGGTGGTCACCGGGTGCTGCCAGTCCTGACCAGGGATGTGCACCTCCCAGGCGGTCGCAAACGTCATCTCGATGTCCTGCATCGGATTTTCCGTACGCGGAATGACGCACCAGCGCAGGTGCGCGGTGCTGTTACCGGTCCGCCAGCTGCCCACCCACAAACGCGGCGGACTCGTCAGTCCACTGATCGACAGCAGCCGCACCTGCTCGCCAGGCAGCACGATCAGGCCGCCGTGCCACAGCATCGGCGACGGTCCGACCGCGGCCGGACCGACCGACGCAGAATATGGCGAAGAGCCCGAATCGCCCTGACGGATGTCGCGACCCCACATCACGTACGAGTCGACGCCGTTCCACACCGCGGCGATGATCCACGGTCCGTACGAGGTCATCGCCAGAATGCGACCGCGGATGGGCGTCTCGTTGGGCAGACCGTGGCCGGGCGTGACGGTCATGATGCGGCCGCTCGTCGAGCCGCCCGACACGTCCAGCCTGAACAGGCCGGCCAGATCGTTGACGTACACGCTGCCGTTGGCGCAGATCGAGCTGATGCCGTTGTCGTCGTCAATGGCCGTTTCGTAAAACGGCATCAAGTTGGGCGTGAAGCCGGTGGTACCGTCCACGTCGTGCAGACCGTTGGTCTTGGCCACGTACACGTGGCCCTGATCCGACACCAGACTGTTGATGGTGTACGTCGTGTCGCCCACACTGATGCTGGCGCCCCAGTTGCCGGCGACCATCGGATCGGCGGCCACGTTGGCCACGCTCGTCAGCGTGTCGGAGCCAATCAACTGCCAGGCACCGAAGCTACCGGCCGCCGAGGCCTGGTACCAGGCGTGCGCGATCGCTTTTCTGTTTGGTCCGCCACCGGTCCACGTGCCCGTGGCGTTGCGCTGCAGCGGACCCGGCGCCGAGGCGCTCGTCTGACCGGTGGAGGTGCCCACATACAGGTTGCCGAGGAAGGTGTCCATCGACCAGGCCACCTGACCGGCGCCCAGATCGCGATCCTGCACCGGCGTACCGGTGCCCGATGGGATGCGATAGATGAAGCGACCCGCTCCGACGTAGAAATTGCCAGCGTAGTCCTGGCCGCAGCGCGGCGGACCATCAGCCCCGGTGAGCGTGACCTCGGTCATCAGCGGCCCGGGCAGCACCAGTCTGGGAAAGCGGCAGTCGGCGTTTTCGGCGTAGGCGTACGTGCCCGGCAGCAGACGCCATGAGTAACCGAAGCCCAGATGGAAGGTGTCCATCACCAGCGGCTCTTCGGAGACATCGAGCTGCTCGCCGCTGACCTGCACGACGTTGGTCTCCTGATCGACGGACTGCCCACCCCGCCCCGCCGAGCTGAAGCGGTACAGGGTCAGGTCCATCCCGTTCAGGGTGATGGACTCGCGCAGCGCTGACGGGTGCATTACCCGCGGGTGACCATGCCCCAGTCAGCGCCGTAGGTGTAGCCCCAGCGACTCGGCACCGACAGCGACTTGGGCCAGTGCAGCGTGCGGCGCACGGGTCGCTCGAGGCTCAGGCGCTTCCACTGATTGGCGCCCGCGCGCGCGCGCGAGGCGAGCTGACGGAAGGTAGCCTGATCGTCGGGCAGCCCCCACTTGGAGAGCTCGTCGTAGATGTACGTCTTGCCGACGATCTCCATGCCGTTCAGGTCGATCAGCGCCTCGTCGTCCTCGGCCACCAGACCGCGGTACGTCAGCGGCATGCTCCACATCGTGCCCGGTGGCGTGGGCTTGATCCACCACGACATCGGCACGATGGCGTAGATGCGCAGCAGATCGCCCGTGTTCAGCGCGCGACCGACCTCGATCTGCGGCGCGTCGGCGTGACTCAGCCAGCGCCAGGTGGCCATCAACTGGTCGACACTGTCCGGCGTGCTGATCGTCGTCGAGGCGCGCGAGTAGACGTCGACGATCTGGTCCTCGGCGTCCAGCCACGCGAAGCCACTGCCCGTACTCGGGCTGATGTCGAAGGTCTTCTGGCTGTCGCGCGTAGCGGCGATGTCGATGGGCTTGAGCGTCCAGCACTCGTCCAGCACGCGATTGACGATGGCGTTCAGCCCCAGGCGGCCTTCCATCGACACCGGCGGCAGCCGACCGTAGATCTCGAGCGTCGTGGCGATCGGCGTCAGTTGTGGGAAGGCGCGATCGAGATGCACCGTGCCGCTTATCGGATCCAGGCCGTTGTACTGCACGCGCCGCGCCTGGCCGGCGTTGGGACCAGTGGGCTGATAGATCCACGTGTTGGCCAGAAAACTGGTCTCCAGCGCGCCAGCCGAGATCAGGTCGCCGATGACGACCTGGTCGGCGCTCGAGGCGCCGGCGGTCGTCGTGTACGGCGTGAAGAAGCCGGCCGTCTCGGCCAGACGCCGACGATATTGGCCCAGACTGGGCATGGAGAAAACTCAGGCTCCGCCGAGCGCGACCGACACCGATACTGCCGCGTGACCGGTGGACGAGATGCTGGCCACCGTGACCGTCACGCGGTCGCCTGCCCGAAAGCTACCGCGATCACCAATCGCATTCGCGAACTCGCCGGTCGCGGTCGCCAGCAGTGTCGGCTTGGCGGCAGTCACCGACCAGATGCTGGTGCCGTTGACGAGCACGTCCACCACCGTGTTGCCGGCGCCGGTGCCGGCCGTATTGGCGTAGACCTTGACCGCCTGCACGCGTCCGTTGAATGGTGCGATGAACGCGGGTGCGAACAGCAGATTCTGCGCGGCGGTGACGGCCGCCGTGCTGCCGCCCACCAGGACGTCGGCAATGCTCTTGCCTTGCGCGCGTGTGCCGGGCATCAGAAGTTATTCCTCGTCCAGAGGTTCGACGGACTCAGGTCGATGTGGACCGAGCCGACCGGTGGCCAGATTGAGCGTCGTGCCATGGGTGGGGAAAGCCTCCTTGAAGTCATCGACGTCGAGATCGCCGAGCGCGGGGAAAGCCGTGCGGCGTCTCCGGTATGGACGTGAAGTTTTCGGACTGGCTGATGGTGGATCTTGTGCCGGATCCGGTGCTGGAGCCGGTGCGGACTTTGATCCGATCATGCCGAGCGCCTGCAGCGTGGCCGTCACGGCCGCGGCGATCGCTTCCGCGGAGCCGCCGCCGCTCAGCGCGCCACCCTGCTGCAAACCTTCGATAATCGCCTGGGATAAACCCTCTTCCTGACGCCGTTCGGTGTGCATCACCTCCTGGTGTTGTTTCAACGCCGCATTGGTCGCCAGATCATCTCTGCCACAGTATTCGCACTCTAGTAATTCTGGAATGTTCATTCCATCGAGTTGCGGAAAATGCACCGGTCGGGCGCCACTCCAGCACGCTGACCGATGCTGCAGGTGATCCTTGCTGGTGCCCACGTGCTGACCGCACACCGGCACCAGCGGCGGACGCTGCGCGTAGCCGAGCGCTAGCAGATCCTCCACCTTCATCTCGACCGCGCCACCGGCCTGGAACAGCGGCTCGTGTGGATGATCCATGTAGTACGCACTCGAAGAATAGAAACCGTATTTCTCGAGCGGAGTGTAGCCACGGCGGATCTTGCGCGCGTAGTCGCGTTCGTCCTGCGTGGCGGCGAAAATCCGACCGTCGGGCGCGCGCCAGTACATCATGCCCTGGTCGGCGACGACCACGTTGGCCGCGTCGGTTGTCAGCGCGTCCGCCATGCTGGTGGTGCTCCTTCGTCTTCAGTCACGTATTCGGTGGCAATCGTGCGTCTGGAAAAGATGGCCGCGTATTCCCAGTCGACCTCGTCCGTCATCAGGTGCGCGGCCTTCGGTCCGAACGTGGGTAACGAGCTGACCCGCCACAGACTGTCGTCCTTGTGTCGCGGCGTCTTCGCACCGGTCGCGGGACGTGTGCCGAACCCTTTGACGGGCACCACCGGCATCGGTCCGCGCGGCGGACGCTCGTCGAGTCGGACAAACGTCCAGCCCTGACGCGCGAGGCGTCCGATCATGCGTCCCAGCGACCACTCCAGTTTTCTCTGCAATTCGTCGGAGTGCGGACGGGCCGAGGTGCGCACGTGAAAGTGGACAGTGTACGCCTGCTGCTCGCGGTCAGGTCGCACGATGATGCCGCTCACGAATAGACGAGGATCCCACCCCCGGCCGAACCGGGCACCAGATAGATGCCCGAACGTGCCGGAATGTCGAGCACGGTAATACCCAACGGTGGCGTCGTCGCGGTGTACAGCACCGTGCCCGACGCGGCGGTCGGATTGTCGTAGATGGTGATGCTGCCGGTGACCGCGCTGGTGACCACCAGTTTGGCGATGCGGCCACCGCGCGCCTTGATGGCCACGCCCGTGGTGGTGAACGGTGCGTAGCTCTGGCCCGAAAAAGTGTCCATCATGGGAGTTTGAGTTTGAGTTTGAGAAAGCTCACTTGATGGCGTTCAGCCCGACGCCCCACAAACTGGAGTTGGTCGTGCCGGCCGCCGCCTCGACGGCTTCCAGACGCTCGTACATGCCGTAGATGCAGTCCATGCTGACAATCCAGCTCAGATCCAACGGGCTGTACCAGGTGTGCGTCGTCGGCATGCGCTGGATGGCCTTGAAGAAGTGCGTGCGCGACCAGTACGCGCCGACCGAGTTGGGCGCGGTGCCCGACAAGAGTTGCGACTCGTACACGTCGGCGCCGTAGATGCGTCCGATCTTGGCTTCCTCGACGGCGGTCGTAGCCGTGTCCTGGCCGACGTACAGCTGGTTGGTGAATTTCTCTAACTTGAGAAAACCGGAGTAGGTGGCGGGCGAAACGACGATGAACCACGGCCGCGGCGCGGCCGAGTTGCGCAGCACGGTGCGCCCGGCCAGCAGGTTGTCGTCGGCGAGCTCGGAGCCGGCCACGCCGACCGTGTTGGTCAGCCCGGCGAACAGGCTCGCGGCATCGACATCCATCTGGCGCGCGAGCGCGTAGGCACCGGCTAGCGTCGTCTCTGAACGGATGTCGTAGCGACTCTGGATTTCGGCGATATCTTCGATCTGCTGGGCGATCGCGCGATGGCCGTTGGTCATCGGCACAGTAAAGGTCTGGTCCGGCTCGGTGATGGCCTGCGGCGTGAGCGCGGTGCTGGGCGCCTTCGCGGCGGCCGTCAGGTTATGGCGCGAGGGCAGGTGGATGGTGTCGCCGTGTTCGGCAACGAGCGCGGATTTGTCGTCGAACAGCGCGGAGATAACGATGTCGTATTGCACCGCGCGATTCAGTTCGGGGCTCCACACCTCGTCGATGTGTGCAGCGGCGGTCGTAACGGTGACGTTGGCCAAGGCAGCGACCCTTTTCTGTTAAAGGTAAGAAGCGATCAGATACGGCCGGCCGCGCGATCCTGCAGGTACTGCTGGACCATGCGGTCGTATTCGGGCGTCCCCTCGATTTTGCGAACGTCTTTGAGGGGCATGTTCTGAAGGTCGTGCATGACTACCTGGCCGATACGCCCGGCGCCATTGGCCGCCTCGGGTGTCGCGCGTGCGCCCACCGCGTGAGCGCGCGCGGCCTGCAGTTCCGCCTCGAGTTTGGTAATCCTGGCCTCGAGACCGCGACGTCCGATGGCGTGCACCTTGCGGGCGAAATCGCTCATCGAGGCCGCGCCCATCAGGTCGCGCATGTCGTCGTCGGTGGCGCCGTCCAGCTCCTTGACCGTCGCAAAGTCGGCGGCCATCTGGGCGTGCACCTGCTGACGCGCGATGTCGAGCGCCTGATTGCCCTGCAGCGTCTGGGTGTGGATGTCGGCCAGTTGACGGCCGGCGTCCTCGCGCTGCTGGAACGTGGGTGCCTGCAGTTGTTTGAACAAACCTTCGATACGCTCGTTGGCCTCGCGCTGCGCCCGCTGGACCATGTCCTGGTGCGCGCGTTCGGTTGCCTCGCGCTGAGCCGCGGCTCGACCTTCTGACAGACCGCGCTGATAGGCCTCTTCACCCCGCTGCCGCCGGGATTTTTTTTCCGGCTCAGGTTCGGGCTGAGCCGCCTGAGTGGATAAAGTGCCGGCGTCGGCTTCAGGAGAGGGTGTGGCTGCTGCGTCTTCGTCGTCCGTGCTGTCGTCGTCCGCGGCGGGTACTGGCTCGGGACTGCGCACCGACTCTGGATAGATGTCGGCGTGCGGCCCGAGCTCGATGGTCTGGACCGTGTCCGCGGGCGCGACAGCAGGTGTGTCTTCAGACGCAGCAGGCTGCTCTGCCATCCGCGTCATTGTGACCCTGAGGTCACATTACGTCAAACTCAGGCAGCCGCCTGATGACCGGGGATGCCTTGCCACTGGCTGACATGCGCCGGTCGCGAGCCATACCAGCCCGGGTACCAGCCGCGTTCGAGAGCCTTGTCGAGCGCAAAATCGACACTCGCCTTCCAGGCCGCCGGATCACCCGGCTGATAGCCCGTGGCCTGGGTGAACTCATTGCCCATGCCGCTGACCGTGCCGTACTGCTGATAGCCCGGCCCGCCGTAATGCAACTGGAACGGCCACCATGACGACCCCGTACTGAACGTGCCACGCACGGCCGGATCGGTGAATGGCTCAGCGTTCGGATTGCGTGGATCACGACCACCCTCGAAGTAGGCCACACTCATGGCCACCTCGGGGTCAATGCCGCGTACGCGCGCGGCCTGGTCGATGTAGTTCTGAATGTCGCCAGGCTTAGGTGGGGTGTAACTCTGATCTGGCGTACCGCTGAAGTAGTTGGGCTGCTGGTACTGATAATCGGCCAACCCTGTCATCGGCGATGACGGACCCAGCGGCACGACCGCTTCAGGCCCCTGCTCGCCGATCAATGCCAGCGTCGGCTTCGTCACCACGCCACCACCGGCCATCGCCGGTATGTGTGTCTGCAATAGTGGACTGCGCTGATTCATGGCCGCCAGGAACGCGGCGTGCTGCTGCTGGCGCTGCTGCAGCGCCTGCTGACCGAGGTACGCCTGGGTGAGCGAGGTCGGCTCGTAGCCGACCACTGGCGACTGGTACGCGCCCGGCGCCCACTGGGCGCGCGCGACCGCCTGGTTGGGATCCATCTGCGCCAACAGCATGCCGCGCGCGTACTGCTGCGCCGCCGGCTCGATGCTCTGCCACACGCTGCGCTGGGTGTTGGGGTCCATCTGCTGCCACTGGCCGGAGGCGACCATCGGGCCGATGACCTGCTGCACCAGGTCGCCTTTGGCCGAGGTGTACGCGCGCTGCTCCTCGGGCGTGAGCAGGATCTGCGTGCCGGCGCCGTAGCTGATCGCGTTCGGCGGGCCGCCGATACTCTCACCGATATTGGCCAGCGCGGCGAGGATCGGATTGCCGGCCACCTGGCGCGTGGGCAGTGGCGCGATGCCGCCCAGGCCCTGCTGCGGATTGGGCAGCGCCTCGCCGAGTGGCGACTGACGGACGGGCGTCAGCTGCCGCAAGCCGGGGATGTTCTGCGCCGCGGTCTGGCCGACCACCTCGAGCGGATTGAGCGACTCGGCGCGCCGCTGGTACGGATCGGTCATCGTCGCCACCGAGCGCAGCGCGCCCGACATGGGCAGGTAACTGGCAGCCATGCCGCCGAGCGCGCGCTCCATGCCCGGCCCGGCGCCCTGCGAGAACGCGTCCACCATGTCGCCGAGCTGCGTCAGCCCGGCCTCCGAGCCCATCAGCTCGAACATGCTTTTCGTGTAGCGTTCCGCCGCGTAGTCGACGCGCGACGCAGTACCCGGCACCACACCAAAGGGCGCCCGTCCGGCCAGAATCTCGGTGCGCTCCTGCTGAGACGGAAAGTTGACCGCGTCGGCGTAGTTGCCGACGAGCGCCATGGCGTACGCGCCGGGCAGGTGCTGGTAACTGTAGTAGCGGTCGCCGACGCGCACCGAGTACGGCTGCCAGCCCTGCGCCATCAGGCTCGCGCGTTCGGTCGGATCCTCGGGCCCGGCGCCAGTGATCGTGCCGTCCATGCCCTTCATCGCCGCCGCGACGGCGATACCGGTGCCCAGCAGGTTGTTGGTGAAGCGCTCGCGCAGCGGACTGACCGCTTCAGCGCTGGGATGCACCAGCGGATTGGCCGCGTACGCGGCGCGCTGCTCGGGCGTGGCGTTGGCGCCCAGGCCGCGCAGCGCGGGCAGGATGTCGCCGAGCTCGACGTTGCGACCCTCGGTGGCGTACGGACCCTTGCCGGCCATGCCGCGAATGACGTCGATGAGCGTGCCGCCCAGCCCGATGGGCGACTGCTCGATGCGCTGTGTCTGGAAGTTCATGCCGATGCGGAACACCGGCCAGATGGTGCGACCGATAGGTCCGAGCGCGTTGATGAACTGCTCCATCCTCGAGCCGAACCAGCCCAGTTGTCCCTGCAGCGCGGCGCGTTTGCCGACACCCTGGGCGGTATCCGTCCAGCCCGGTCGCGGGTTCTGCATCAGGTCCTGGGTGCGCGAGAACCAGTCGTAGCCGCTCAGGCCCTCGCGCGTGGCCTGCGTGCCGGCCATGCGGCCGAGCTCCATGCGTGCCACGATGTCCTGGGCGATCTGTTGTAATCCGGCGTGCACCGCCATGGGCGTCTCGAAGACGCGCGCGATCGCGCTCTGGAGCGGCAAGCCGGCCTGTGAAAAACGCTGCCCGACGCTGGACGGATTGCGGTAGGCGCCTAGGAAACCCTGCACGAAGTCGAGCGGGATATCGCGCAGCGTGCTCAGGCCGGCAACCACCGAGCCCTGGATGCGTGACGGCTGCCAGGTCATCAGGTCGTAGAAGCCGTGGCCGAAAAAGTTCCAGAGTGGCGCGACGAGGCTGTTCATCGCCACCTTGCCGACCGTCTGCAGACCCGAGACGACGCTGCCGACGTGGTACAGCTTGAACACGTCGCCCAGCGATGGACGCCCGAACGCATCGGCGTCCGGCATGGTCGCCTGCCACACGCCGGAGCCGCGCGCGCCGACGGGCGCCTGCCCACCGACACGTGCCGCCTCGCCCGGCGCGGCCTGCAGACCGGTTTCCTCGAGGGCTTGCTGCATCTGCCCGAACTGCTCACCAGCCGAGGGCGTGATGCCGGGCATCTGCAGTTGGCGCATCTCGACGCCCGGCTCGGCCTGCATCGTCGGCAGCGCGAAGGATGGCTCGGGCACGGGTGCCGCGCCGCTCGGCGCGCGCAGACCCATCTGCTCGATCTGCTGGTTCAGGCTGGCGATGTCACGCTGGAACTGCGCGGCGCGCTCCTGCGCCTGGACGCGCGTGCCCCACTGGCCGAGCTGCTCGCCCGCGGCAGACACGGGCATGGCTCCGGGCCCGGCCTCCGCCGCGGACGGCATCAGACGCTGGAAGGGCTGATCCTCGAACAGACCGATCTGCCCGGGCATGGCGCCCTCGGGCAGGAATTCGTTGGGCGGCAAGCGCGGCGGCGCAGCCAGACGACCCAGCATGCTGACCTGTTGCGGGTCGGCCAGGTCGATCTTGGCCAGCATATTGACCAACTCGTCGGTGCTCAGGCCGCTGCGCTGCGCCATGGCTTGCATCTGCTGGACGGCGAACGCGGAGCCTTCAACGGGCTGACGCAGCACGCGCAGCGCGCGGCCGGCTTCTGCCGTGGCGCCCGTCAGCGCTTCCTGGATGGCGCCCTGCTGCAAGAGCTCGCCCATGAAGTTGGCGCGCGCGTCCAGACTCGTCGGATCCTGGCGCAGCAGCTCCTGCGCCTGGACCACGCGATCGCCCTGCGCCGCGAGCGCGTCGCTCATCGCCAGCAAGGTTTCGGCGTTGTGCGCCTGGCCCGGTTGCCAGTTGGCGACGATCTGGCCCACGTCGAGACCGGTCTGCTGGCTCAAGTCGCGCACGGTCTGGTCGCCGAGCACGCCGCGGCGCGCGGCGGACATCGTTTCGGGCAGCGCCTCGGCCATCGACGAGATGGCGTCGCGCACCTCGACGGGATACTTGGCCAGGTTGATATTGACCGCGCGCTGCGCGAACTCTTCTGGATTGAGACCGGTTGGTAGCGCCGGCGGCTTGATCGTGCTGAGGATCTCGCCACTCGGTCCGTAGATGGTCGTCTCACCCGGCCGCTCGGCCGCGCCGAACAGCCGTCCGGTAGCAGACGCACCCGGCAGTTCGGGCGCTTCCATGCCGCCCACGGCCACCATCGACTGCTGGTACGCCTGGGCATCCGCCGGTGTCATCTGCGCCGTGTCCACCGGTGTGACCCGCAAACGACCCTGATCGTCGTAGTGCGGGCCCATGCCGTACTGCTGACCGATGCGGCTCGCCGTGTCGATGGCCTCGAGTGGGCTCGGTGCCTCGAGCGCACCGCGCACCAGGCCCGCGCCGAGCGCCGCCGCGCCACCCAGCACCGGCGTCTCAGGCGACCAAGACGGAGTGATGTTCTGGGCGAGCTCCTGACGTGCCTGCGGGCTGAGCGCGTTAGCCGCGCCCTGGCCGACCTGCTGCAGACCCTGACGGAAACCGGCCATCGGGCCCTGCTGCGTCAGGTCGGTCACCGACTGCGGCGTCTGCAGATAGTTGAGCAGTTGGTTGCCCTGGCCGAGCACGTTCTGCGCGCCCTGCTGCACGTTGGGTCCGACCTGCTGCGCCTGGTTCAGCAGTTGCTGGCCCTGGGCGATCAGGTTCTGACCCTGCTGCACGAGCGCACTGGTCGAGTCCTGCGCCGTCTGCGCCACATTCTGGCCCGCGGTCTGGGCGGTCTGGCGCAGACCGGCGCCGAGGTCCTGCACGTTCTGCAAACCGCCCTGGGCGACCTGCAGCAGCGGCGGGCCGAGTGAGCCCGGTGCCGGGTTGTAGTTGCCGGGTGGCGTGACCAGACCACCGGGCTGACCGGGCATGGGATGCGGACTCTGGCCGGGCGCGGGCACGGGAATGCCCTGCAAGATGCTCTGCACGTAGCGCTGCGTTTCCTCAAAGGGTGGCACGCCCCCGTACTTGTCGACCGCGCCATTGCCCGCGTTGTACGCGGCCAGCGTTTTGTGCCAGTCGCCGCCGTAGGTCTGCAAATTCTGGGCGTCCAGTCTGGCCGCGGCCTGCAGCGCCTGCTGCGGATTGGTCGGGTCGATGCCCATGCCGCGCGCCGTGTCGGGCATGAACTGCGCGATGCCGATCGCACCCGCTGGACTCTTCTTGGGCGAGCCGTCGCGGTTGAACGGCTCGAAACCCGACTCCTGCTGGATTTGGCGCACGAAGATCTCGGGGTCGATGCCCACGCTGCGCGCTGCCTGACGCGCCTGATCTTGCAGACTGCCGGTCAGCGCGGCCAGCGTGCCCTGAGCCTGTCCAGATTGACCCTGGAGATACGGCCGCGGGTCAATGAGTTGATCGAGGGGATCGCCGCTCGCGGCGTTCTTGCGCACCTCGTAGTGCAGGTGCGGCGAGCCCTCGGTACCCGACTGTCCCATTGTCGCAATCGGCGTCCCGCGCTGGACCTGGTCGCCGATCTTCACGTTGGCCGAATCCAGGTGCATGTAGGCGTGCGTCAAACCGGCGTTGTCCTGCACGTAGACCACCAGTCCACCCGCTCCGCCAGGATCGTGGAAGACATTGGTGACCGTGCCGGGCATGAACGCATCGACTTCACTACCGATGCCCTTACCATTGCTGGGCACCAGGTCGACCCCACGGTGGGGTGTGCCGGTGCGGTAATCGCCCGTATAGGTCTGGCCGAAGTCGAACTGCGTCTTCCAGTTGGCGGCGATGTTCGGTCCGCTCGGTCCGCTCGGAGCGCTCGTGGGTAGCTGATCCGTAGTCGTGGCCGGCTCTGAGGCGTGCGGCAACACGGCGGTCTGCTGGGGCGCCGTCTGCGGCAGACCCAGCGTCTGGCGCGCGCGCCCCTGCGCCTCGGCGGGAATCGCGCCGAGTACCGACTGCACACCCTGGCTGACATCGCCGAGCGTGCCCTGCGACTGAGGTTGAGGTGGCGGCGTGAGACTGCTGATCTGCTGGTCGGCCCACTGCTGACCGAGCTCCTGAGCCGTGGCGGCCGGGCGCTGCTCCGGTGGGAGGCCGGCTGGGGGTGCGCCAGGTGGTGACGACTCAGGTGCTGGTCCTGCCGGTGAGGTTGCGGCAGCCGGCGACGACGGATTCAACGGATTCAGTCCGCTCAGGTTGGAGATTTGCTGCTGGGCCCAGTCCTCGCCCGCGTTCCACTGGTGCTGGACGTTCTGACCCAGTTGCTGGAGTTGCTGCTGGCCCCACAGCAGACCGCCGCTCTGGTTGTACTGGTCGTCCGACAGCCAGAACCCGGAGGGCATGCCTGTCTAGAACAGACTCGTGCGCGCCACCGGCGCCTGCTGGCCGACGCGAGACGAGGAGTACTGCGACATGAAGGAGGGCAGGCTGTAGCCGGCCGCGCCCAGGCCCGAGCCGAAGGCCTGCAATTCGTCGGGCGACAGGCGCTCGAGGCTGCCCGGGCCGAGCGCCTGCGCACCGCGCGAGGCGATGCCTTTGATGGCGTCCAGCGTGTTGGCGTAGTTCCAGCCGGAGGTCGCTCCGCCGGTACCAGCGGCCGCGCCGGCGCCCTCGGCCTGACCGCCGCCCATGCCGGCCGCCAGACCGCCCATGCTGGCCGGCGTCGGCTGCTCGCCGCCGGTGGCCTGGAAGGAGGGCAGACCGAGATTGTTCTGCAGCGACTGCAGGTACACCGGCACGTTGGGGTTGGACGCCGCGCCGCGCAGATAGTTGGACAACTGGAAGGTGTTCTGCGGACCCTGCAACTGGGCCGCCGTCGACAGGTACTGCTGACCGAGCTGACCCTGCTGCAAGCCGAGGTTCTTGTAGAACTCCTCGAGCTGCTGAGCCTGGGACTGGTTGAACTCGCGCGCGACCTCGGTCGGCGCGCCCTGGTACATGCCCGAGAGTTGCGCGTTCTGCAGGATCGAGGCGAGCGTCTGCTGTCCCTGAGCCGACGGGTTCTGGTAACCGGCTTGCTGCAACGCGGCGTTCTCGGCGCGCGCCCACTGCTGAGCGGCGGCTTGTGGGTTGTTCTGGTTGTACTGCAGCCAGAACTGCTGCTGATCCGGGGGCAGGCTGTTGAACGACTTGCCGGCCATGTTCATGCCCTGCTGCAGCAGCGCGTCGGGCGTCATGTTCGGATTGGTGAAGGTGCCCGTGAGTTGACCGGCCTGCAGCGCCTGGTTGTAGGCCTGCTGCTGCGCCTGCTGCGTCTGCTGGGCGGGACCGGTAGGCGGCCCCTGCGACAGACGCTGCAACGTGTTCCAGTCGGTCGGCGCGGCCTGGTTGATCATCGCCTGGGCGGTCGTGCCGCGCTGTCGCGCGAGTTGGTCGAGCGCCTGGGTGGTGACCATCTGCACCGAGCCGTCCTGGTTGACGATGCCGTACGCGTTGCCCAGACCGGGCTGATTCGAGGGCGCGGTCAGCACGGTACCGGGCGCGAACTGGTTGGGCGCCGGCTGGGCGAACTGACCGGTCACGCCGGCGGCCGCGAGGGCATTCTGCAACTGACTGCCGAGCAGCGCCTGGGCGGCGGACTGCTGCTGCTGGGTGGGCGTACCGGCGGGTGGCTGGCTCGGACCGCCGGCGCCCCACTGCATCCAGTTGCCGCCAGGCGCGAAGCCGAACTGGGTGCCGTAATTGGCGGCCTGGCTCTGGGCAGCCTGCTGCTGCTGGAACTGCAGCGCCAGCATGAACTGCTGCATCTGCTGCGACAGCGCCGCGTTCTGATAGCCGAGCAATCCGCCGGCGGTCTGGCCGGCGAAGACATCGAGACCGTCGCTGAAGCTCATCTAGCCGTACATTCCTCCGCCGCCGCCGCCACCACTGTTAAAGCCGATCATCGACATGGGATTGGGCAGGTTGACATAGTTCTGGGCAAACGCGGGCACGCTCGGTGCGTTGGCCAGACCCTGCGTGAAGGCTTGCTGGGGCGTCTGCTGCGGTTGGTTCGCCTGCATGTTGGCCTGCGTCGCCGGCTGGGTCTGGGCTGAGGGAGGTGTGGCATAGCCCATATTCAGCGCACCCGGAAAGTTTGCGGATGGACCTCCGGCCGACCCCACCGGGGCTGCGTAGCCATTCGCCGGCTGACCGTTCAGGTTGATGTTGACCGTGGGTGTCTGGCCGCCTCCGCCGGCGGCCTGGGCCGTCGCCGTCGCGGCGCGGTGGCCCATGGTGAAGGCCTGCATGAACTGCGGCAGGTCGGGTGCCTGCGGCAACTGGACCGCACCAAACTGGGGCTGTGCCAATCGGCCGGCCATCTCGTCCATAAACGAACGGAAGGCGCCAGCCATGGCCGTGCTGCCCTTGGGCGCGTACTGGTTCATCTGCGCCAACTGACCGAGCGCCGAGCCGGCGGTACTCGCGAACTGGTTGGCGCGCGAGGCCTGCGCCGCCTGCAGCGCATTGACGCCGGTCATCTGCGTCTGGAACTGGTTCTGCTGCGCGGTCGCGGCGTCCTGGGCGGCCTGCTGGATGGTCGTGCCGCCCAGCGTGGCGGTGGTGAACTGACGCAGCAGCGCGTCGGCGTCAGCCGGATTGCCCGAGCCGCCCGGCCCGAAGACCTGCGACTGAATCTTTTTGATCTGGTCGATCTGATCCTGCAGGCCGTAGGTCGGACCGAGTTTTTTTTGCTCAACCCCCGCTTGTGCGGCCGCGGCCGAAGCTTCCTGAGCTTTGGCCTGCGCCGTCGTCAATCCGACGCCGGCCTGCGCCTGCTGCACGGCGATCTGATTGATGGCCTGCTGCTGCTCGGCGGTCGGCAGACCCTGGACCTTGTTCTTGTCGACGGCCGCCTGGGCCTCGAGGCTCTCCGTCGCGGCCTGCGCGGCGCGGTCGCCAAACCGGGCTTTGGCTTCTTCGATGTCGGCCTGCGCGCTCGTCAGTCGTCCGGCCTGCTTGTCCTTGTCGGCCTGCGCCTGCAGCGCGCTGGTCTGCGCCTTGAGTTGACCGTTCTGGGCCTGCAGGTTGTTCAACTCGGCCGGCGCCAGCGTGGCGATGCGTCCGGCCTGGGCGTCGTCCAGGCGACCCGCGGCCGCCGCCTGCGCGGCCTGATTGGAGGCCAGCGCGATCTGGGCTGGCGAGCCTTTGGTGATCTGGTCGGCGAGCGCGCGCGAATGGTCGGCCTGCGCCTTGGCCGCGTCGGCGTCGGCGCGCGCCTTGTCGGCGGTGACGTCGGTCAGCTTTTCGGAGTCGATGGCCTTGGTGGCGATTGTGGCGAACGACTCGGCGGCGGTCGCCACGCGCACGTTGGCGTTGGCCTGCTGGGTGTACAGCGTATTCAGCGTCTGCTGCAGTTGCTGACCGGCGGGCGTGTTCAGGCCGCCAGGCGTGCTTTCGATCTGACCCCGGGTCCTGTCGATGTTGGTCTGGATGTCGAGCACCGACTGGCGCGCATTGTCGAGCTCGTTGCGCGCGGTCTGGACGGCGGCCTGATAGTTCTTGTCCTGCAGCTGGATGTCGCCGGGGTTGGCCGGCCTGGTCGGCCCTGGCGACGGCGGGCCCTGCACCGGTCCGCCCACATCCGGCTGCTGCGCGGGTGCAGCCGCGGGCGCTGGAGCCGGCGCGGCCGGTGCTGGGGCAGCATTCGGCTGTGGATAGTCGAAGCCCGGTATCGGATTGGGAACAGGTGGGTGCATCGATCAGGCCTGCAGGTTGCCGGTGGGGCCCTGGGCCGGCGGCAGCATGCCGCCACCCAGGGGTCCTTCAGCATTGGGCGGCGCGGTGGTCGCTGGCGGCGGCAAGGGTGGCGGACCCGGCGGCATCATGCCCGGTGCCGCCGCGGGCGGAGCGACGGGCGGACCACCCATCGGCGGCATCGGG